ATACCTGAGAGTGGGTAATAGCATTCTCAAGGTTGACCTCCTCACCGGTATCGGTATCAGGAAGACGAAGAGTTAGGAAAGCACGACTGACAACTCTGTTAGACATAACGGGGAAATTAATGGGGTTGGAAGAACCGTTAGCACCGAACACGGGGTTGGTAGCAACTAGGAGAGAGTTGAAAGACATAGCAGCTAAGAGTCTCTTCATGACAACACCCTCGTCACCGGCGTAAACTAGGTCGGGAGCATCGTGGGTAGAGATCTTGCACTCGTCAATGGCATTGAAGAAATCATTGCCGACGCAATCGAAAAATCTTCCGGCACGCATGGCTAGGACACTGTGCCATAGGTTGTTCTGGACATTGCAACGAAGTCTGATGTCTCTGAGAGGAGTCTCGGCAGAGCAGACAATGTCGTTGGAATCAATGATCATGTAATGAAGAAGGTTGAGATCAGAGCCGTTCTGGATGGGCTCTCTGTTGTACTTGCACTTTACGATGTAAGCAATGTTGGTGTATAGAAAGTGAGTCTCAAAGATACGGATTTTGGGCACGAACATAGCAACTAACACAGGGTTGATGGCACAAGTCATGTTGTTGCGGGTACCGTCATATAGAGCGGACATAACCTCATCATCGCAGCCCTGGTACTGCATAGATTGAAGGATGACAGAACTATGAGAACCTCTGGTCATAGTGTACATCTTAATAATCTCTTCAACAACGGCATAATCGTTATCGCGAACAACAATACCCTCGTTGGAGTTGACGTCACCGAAAAGCTGAGCCATGTTGGTGTTGGGGATTAGCTGCTGCTGCTCGTTGACAGGAAGTCTGGCATTCATTAGCTTTTCGTACTGGTTCTTGAACTCGTCGAACTCTAGAGCAGAAAGGTTGTACTTTTCTCTATACTTCTTGGACTCCTTGAGAACAACGTGGAGAGGAAGACCCTTAGCTCCAAACTTTTTCTCGATCAACTTAACAAATTTCTTTGCTCTGGTTCTGATCTCGTTAAGTCTGTCGTAAAAAGCTTCCTGGATCTTATCAACGATCTCGTCGTTACTGAACTTTTTACGAAGCTCAGCAATCTTGGAGGCAGGAATCTTGGTGCGGATTCCATCCTTCAATAGTGCCACTGCTTGCTCGTGGACAACATTACTATTAGTTCCTTCGGGTCTACGATTCTGATTGGACATTCTATATATACTATGAATACAGATAATTTATTTTTGTAAATTAATAATATTGTTAATATTGTATTAAACTATATATTTATTCAGTATAAAGATATAGTTTAAAATGTCAAAAATACTCATATTGGTACAAATTGCCAATTGTATGTATATAGACAATTTATTTTCCAAAATATTAAAGTACAATAATGGTATAAACTTATTTTTGATATCAATTGATAAATCAATATTTGTTAATCTAAAACAATATAATTTGTTAAATTATCGTATTTTCACACATGACAATATAGGAATGGATATTGGACCATATTTATTACAATTATTATGGATGTGTAATAATTTACATAACAATAGTTATGACTATATTTATAAAATACATACAAAATCTAATCAAAAATGGTTTGATGAATTGACAGATATTGATATCGATGATAGTGGAAAAAATATTTACATGGCAGAAAAATGGAAATTTAATTTGGACAATTTAAATATTTTTCATATTAACACAATTTGCGTTGAACACAATATCAAAAATATATATTATGACGAATTTTATGATAATACTGTTAAATACGATGAAATAGATGAACAATTTTATGCTTCATATTATGATCTATCATTAAATAATTGTGATACAATTAGTCGTTTATTAGGTTATGATGTTAATAGACAATTTATTTATGATCATGCAATCAAAAATAACAATATAGTCAATGAAAAATATATATCTGTAAAACGAAAACATAAAACACAATTTTGTGCTGGATCTATATTTATTATAAATTATAAATTAACATATGATTTTTTTAAAACTATTAATATCAAAAAATTATATTCACATCTCGAACCAGAGTACACTGCTAATGATCATTCAACATGCATTAGAACGAATTGTCAGTAGTTTTTTTCTATAATGATAATAATGAAAAATATTATTGATAATTGGGATAATTATTGGAAAGATTATGCACGATTAAATCCAGATTTAGCGCTAAATAATATAATCACAAAACGAGCTCTATTAAATCATTACAAAACACATGGTCATAAAGAAAATCGTACAGTTAGTGAATTAATAACAGAGGATGAACCTGATATAATAATAAAATCAATAACATCTCAATATGTGTTAAATGAAAATATATTTAAAGAAAAATTATAAATATTATCTTAATGAGCAAAGATGTTGCAACAAATACCGATCCTCTTGATGTCGAAATATATGTCGAAAATGGATTAATTAAAGGACGAATTATTACATCTATTAATGCAACACCAATAATTGTGTGTGATACACCAATAAATAATACCATTATTAGTCGATCACATATATATACAATTAATACGTTACGTGATTATGATTTTACATTTACAAATGTTCAATTAATAACACCTGACAACATAAAAACATTATTAAATGACAAATATGAAAATTTTAATTACATCGATTACATGATTCAACATGATGTAATAGGTCCAAGACGCAATGTATATAATCATTATTGTAGAAATAAATTATCTATTACTATTGATAATGAATACGAGACATCCTATATTATAGCATTAATTAAGGTATTGAATTTAGCCAGAGAAAATACACAATCAGAAATAATGATCATATTTTTAAATAGTTATCCCATATTATCAAACATTAATAAATACAATATAGCTATTGATGATTATGAATTTACTTCAAGTCGAATGATTGTATCCCCAATACATAATTTAGATACAATCATAGGATTTAATAATATCACAATAAAGAGTGTATGTTACGAAGACTTAATTGAATCACTATCTACTTTCTCTAGTACATGGAAAATCTGTTTATTGAATTATATAGATAAACATCCATTTGAAACGTTAATGCTTGAATTCAATTTGTTCGAGGAATAAAAATTGATAAATAATTTATTTATAGCACTATTCATTGTAATATTAATGGATAATTCTTGGTTACATAAATATAAACCAAAATGTCTGGAAGATGTTATTGGTCATAAATTTCGCATTAGTGAATTTGAAAAATGGATAAGTAAGTTTGATAATAAGAAGAAAAACTATTCTACTAATTCGCTAATTATTTCGGGCATACATGGTATTGGAAAAACGTTAATCATTGATTTAATATTGGAAAAGTATAATTATGATACATTATATATTACGTCTTCAAATATTAAAGATTTCTTTGACACAACTGTTAAAAAGGATAAGAAAAATGTGTTGGAAAAATATTTAATTGATGACAGTAACAATACTATGAATGAAATTATTTCTATTAAGAGAAAAGCTATTATTATTACAGATACCGAAAAGATTACGTTGACGAAAGAAAAGAATTTATTGACACAATTATGTAAAATCAATGAACATAAGAAAAGTGTTCCAATAATATTTATCACTAATGAACATCATTCTAAATTAATCAATGATATCAAATCTATTGCTTATGAAATTAATTTTGCTCAACCAAGCATTGAAGAAATATCTGTATTTTTTAAATATATTTGTAAATGTGAAAATATACAAATCACTGATGAAAAAATTATTAATAATGTTATTAAATATACACAATATGATATACGAAATTTAATATTTTTCTTGGAAAATATGGCCGATGTTTATGGATCTGATCCAATATCATATGCCGATTGCAAGTTGTTTTTGAAAAATTCACAACCAAAAGATAAGAGAAACAATTTATTTGACAGTACTAAATCAATTCTAAATAACTATAGAGGTATAGAACAATGTTTAATTCAATACGAACAAACAAAAGTATTGTTACCATTGATGGTACATGAAAATTATACAATTAATATGGAAAATAGACAATGTAGTGTTGGTGATTATTTTGAAACATGTGCGAAAATATCAGATTCAATATCAAAAGGTGATGTTGTATCTACAAATATGTATACAGATCAAAATTGGTATTTACAAAAATGTTTTGGATTTTATACATGCTGTAAGACTACTTATGAATTGAGTAAATATCCACTAAAAAATCCAAATTATAAAATTATATTTTCAAGCGATCTTAATAATCCTTCCATCAAGAATATTAATAAAAGGAATATATTGAACGCAAATATTGAATTAAATAAGAAATTATCTGATGTGTTAATTATGAAAAAATTATTAGATGTGTTATTTGATAATAAGAAACTGACTAAGATTAAAAATATGTTCAGAGATTATGATTTAAAACATGATGCATTGATTAAAATTATTAATATTATCTTAAAAATAGATAAGACAGTTGACAAAACAGCTATAACTGGTAAAATTGGTAAAATATTATCGCAGTTGTGAAAAATTTATCTATTAATTTTAATATTAATATTATAGGAAAAAATTTATTCTAATAGATATTATATACATGTCACATTTCTCTACCGAAGATAACAATCTTGCACAGCAAATGGAAGGCTTTAACTGCAATTACAATGCTAACGAGGGACTATATGAACTAACCCCCGAGGAGGCTGAAGTTGAGGCATCTGAATTGGATGAACAGATTTACAACGAGCAACCCGAAGAAGAAGAAGAAGTTCCCATGCTTGATGTTCAGGAACCAATGACTCTTGATGACATGGTTGCTGCCGTATCTCAACCTGAACCTACCAAGGCTAAGACTAGTTCTATGAACCCCATGTCTTATTGGACTAGTGCAAGCTTGACCGCCAGAGTTCTATTTATTCTAGCATTAGTAATTGTAGTTGTATATGCTCTATACTATTTCAAGCTAATTAGCATGCCCAAGGGTATGCCATCTGTGTCAAATATTACAAACATGTTTGACGGTGCCACTTCTAGTTTCGGTTCCAGTTCCACAAACAATTCTCTAGGTAACGCCTTAGGTAGAGCTTCTGCACCCGCTACTATGCGCTTTGCTTAAAAAGCGCCAAGTTTTGTCTAAATATTTTATTTTTAATATTTCTCTACATTAATGATTAACAATTGTGTAGCAATATTTATTATACTATGTATCGCGTATTTAATGTATAACAATAATTATGAAAAATTTAACAATTATATTATTCATGCTGAATATCAAAATCCAATTTGTGGTATGACATGTTGTCACAAGACGTG